TGTGGCTGACTTTGAGGAGATTTGGTAGTAATCCCCTTGAGCCAAATTCTGTGCCGCAATACCAATGGCAGGAGCCACTTTGAAAGCAGGGCTAAACGTCACAGAATAAGCGCCAGCGCCAGAAGCAAGGTTGTTTCCTGACGCAATTCTGTCTGGCATATCCACAGAAACAGACAGGTCAGAAACCAGCGGTGTTGAGTTGCCAGATGTTGTGCTCAAAACAATCTTGAACTTTAATCCACGGGCTTTGTAATCGCCAACAAAGAAACGCCTGTAATCTGTCCAAACTGGCGAACCAGCGGGGTCATCTTCTGTCGTTGCAATGTAAAACTCAACGTTTGTGTCGCCAAAGGTGTTAGGGTCGCCATCAAACAAGCCAGTTTTTGAATCAAAAAAGCCTGTTGAATCGTCAAACGTATTAACGTAATCAATTCGACTAACAGTTATGTTTGAAGTGACCCTAGATGTGTAAACGCTGCCTAGATCGACCACTTGGTTGAAATAGTAAGTGCCTTCTGTCGATGTAGTGCCGCCACCGCCATCAAAGTCGCCATCTGCGTCTTCAAAAAGACCAGTAATGTCATCAAAATTTGTTGCCGTGTCTAGAACCAAGTACCCATCTTCATTGACGTTACATTCGATCTTAGTGCCAGCAAATGACGGAGATTCTGTGACTGTTTCAATGACATTTAGACCTTTGATTTCTTCAATGATCGTGACAATCTCAGCAACGTTCAAAGATTCATTGCCCAATTTGTCAATGGCTTTGATGAAATAAGTGCCTGTCATTGCAGGAGCAACAGCAAAAACGCTAGGGCGTGGCACTTTTGTGACAATATCAATAGCGTCAGAGTAAGTTGCGCCTGTTGTTAGGCGTGAATGACTAATCCGATAGTGGCTCAAGTCCAAATCGCCAACAGGATTCCAAGTCAAATAAGCCTGTGCGCCAACGATGTTGATTGAAAAGCCTGTAACGTCTTCTGGCGGCAAAGTCTTGCCAATTACCTCATGCGATGCCGTAGTCCAATCAGAACGCACGTTAAGCGTGTTGATTGTCCTAGCCCGTACATCGTATGTCGCGCCATCAATGACGTTGTAAAGCTCAAACAAATTGCCGCTTGCTTTGCCTAAGTTAATCCATTCATCGGCTGTGCTGATCTTTGCTTGAACTTCATAGTTATCTTGGAATCCTGTCGAGCCAGTGGTAGTGACCACTAACTTAGTGACAACAGTTTCCGCAGCGACCTCAAGAACGTCAGTAACTGTAATGCCGCAAGGTGTAACGTCAAATGGGTCAGGCAGATTTGTATTTGGCGCAATGTCAATAACAGTTTCATTGCCTGAGTTCCAATCGTAGATTGCCGATGCTGTCTCGCGCAAAGTCATGTTGACAAGCGGAATAGGGCCAGCGTCAGAGTTTGAAAGATCAAAGTTCCAATCTACAACCTCAAAGACCTTTTGATTCCAGCCATAGCGATCAATGTCTAGGTAAACAGTGTCACCAGTTTGAAGCGTGAAAGCCGACAATTTAAAGCTGCCAGTGACTGTGATCTGCTGGCGCATCTTTTCAAGATCAATCTTTGACAAGCGTTGGCAAGCAGCCACAGACGTTGTAAATGGGAATTGAATATCTTTCCAGATAGTCTCGTTGTCCTGCGCCACATAGGTTGCATTAGTAACAGGCGGAAAACTGCTTAACTGGTAAAGCGCATCAGGCTCAGAATATGTGCCTTTTACAGCGTTAAAAATGTCACGGCGTGACACAGACCCTTGGATTGAGATTTCGCTTGCAAAATCATCGTCTGTGAGCGTTACAGATGGTGTCCTGTACTCAGCGACCTTCAAAGTCCACTTTCCGCCAACATAGGTAAGCTGACCACCGCATGATGTGAGCATCTTGCCAAGAATTTCCTTTGGCTTTTCGCTTGTGACAAAAGTGCCATTGATTGTGTAGCGTTTTTCTGTTCCGCCACCTGCCAAAGTCACATCTTCATCGCAAACGTCAGCAGCATCAGAGAAAGAATCATCGTCAACCTCTGCACTTGTTGCGCCAAGACCATAAACTGTGTTTGTCAGATAGTCACGGATGCACAAAGCCGCATTGTTTGAATATGCGGTAGAACTATCTCGCGGGTCAAAGACTTTTTTGCCTTCAATCTCAGCCGTGATGTTTGGCAAGCCTTGAGGGAATTTGTCTTGATCGAACACCAGACGAGCGCCAAGCGTTGCCAATCCTTTAAATCCATAGTTTGCAGCCGTAGTGCCTGAAAACAATTCCATTGAGGATTGCGTAGAAGTGCCAAGCAAATAATCAAAGTTGATTGCTGATGTGCTGCTTTTATAGTTGATCGTGAAGATGTTTCCGCTTGTTGTCAGCGTGTAAGGCTCATCGTTGACATAAACACGATTGATAGCGTTGATCTCGTGACCAGCCAAAACCATGCTCATATACATGGTTTCGTTCTTTGTGCCTGTTGTTTCCATGTGAACGATTGTTCCGCCAAGACGGGTTTTCCCGTAAACAACACGGGCATCAGCGGCAGGATTTCGGCTTGAAATCAGTTGTCCACGGAGTTGTGAGCTTAGATCGTATTGGTCAGGCGTTTTTGCAGTCAGTTGCATGACTGTGCTGGCAGCAGCGGCAAAAGCCGCAGCCGTTCCAACACTAGACCATGAAAAAGCAGGGCCACCGCCTGTTTGAATAATCACATAGGCAATGGCGGCAACTACCGCAGCCTTGACAGCCGTTTTGAAAACAGAACTTAGACTAAAGCCCATTATCTACCCCAAGAAATTTGGCGGTCTTGCAATTGAGCAACACCAGAAAGAGATTGATCGCCAGAATAGCGATCTAATTGGTCTTCGTTCGTTAAACGTATTGGTCTTGGTCTATCCAAGTCAATCAATACGTTTTCAACGTTGATCTGGATGGTTGCAACGCTTCCATCTTCGTGCAGCGTCATTATGTCCATGCGACCAGCGAAAATCTGATACATATCAGAAACAGGCTGGTTTGTTGAATCCAAAGCGCCGATGTAAACCTTTGCAGATCGACCACGATAGTTCTCGCCAAGCATGATTGCAATGATTGACGAATCAAGCGCAGAGAACGTGATATTTATGCCGTTTGCTGACAAATCTGAAGGCTCAGAAGTGCCAGAAATGCTCATCACAAGCCCTGAACCTGTCCAAGTCTCTCCGTTGGCTTCAATGTCATCGTAACCTGTCCAAAAGCGCAGGTCGCCTGAATCAAACAACAGCTCAACAGCGTAGAAAGGTTTAAGTTCAGTCGCCGCAAACTGAGTGGCTAATGCTTCAGGTAGTGTGCGAGACATTACAGAGCCTCTCTAGCTGGAAAAGTCATTCCGTAAATGCTTGCCTCGTTCACATCCCAATCTGATTGGTTTGTTGATAGACGGAAAACGCCTTTAGCGCCGCTTACAACGATTGGAGCGTTATCAGATGGGGCAGATCGCAAATCAGGCCAAATCGTCAGAGTTGCATTGCCTGAGCTGTCTGAATCCACATCATCCAAGACTTTGTGCAGCTTTGCAGAAGCACCACCGCCAATTTGGATGTAGTCGCCAGCCTTCAAAATTCCTGTCGTGCTAGTTGTCCACCCGTCTGTAATAAGCTCAGAACCAGTTTGGCTTGCGCCTTTGACAAGTGGAGTTCCAGTTGCAACACCTCTTGCCGTTGCTCCGTTTGGGTCGCCAAGCAGGAAAGTTCCGTAAGAACCATTCAGTTTCAATAAGAAGGAAATCCAATATTCAGCATCAGACCGCTTCATTGGCGGCAAACTGATCTCTGCTTCCCAAAACTGTCCTGTGTACTTGTAAACCTGTTGTTTAGCCGTGAATGGCGATTGAGACACGCCAACCACGCTATTTGCAGCGATACGAATTCGCGCCAATCCTGTCGTTGTTGGTAGCGCCAAAGGGTATGAGATTGCCATGTTATGCCATCATCTTTCCGTAATTGCCACCACGCATCTTGGCATCAGCGACAGCCGCTTTTGCTGCGTTTGAAATTTGTGGCATGAGGGTCATTATCTCAGCCCTGACTGTCTGTTGAACGCCTGTGCTGACGTTAATTGTTTGATTTACAACAACGCCAGAACCGCCGCCAGTTGTGTGATCGACCACAGTTTCATTCGGGTGGAGCATCGCCATAAAGCCGCCTTGACCATCAAGACCGCCTGAGCGTGAGCCAGAACCAGTAAAACCGCCGCCAGCGTAAGACGGCATCTTCAAGCCTGTGCCGCTTGAACCGCCAGCCGTACTTGTAGACGGGAAAATGTTTCCAAAAGCAGCCGTTCCAGCCTGAACCAATGGGTCTGTGATTGACCTTTGAATTTGGATGCGGAGCAAATCACGAATGATCGAGTTAGCCATATCAGCGAAAGAAATCTTACCGCCCATAGCTGCATCCGCCATCATGCTAGTGAAATCCCTACCCCAACCTTCAACGGCATATTTCAAGTCTTCAAGTTGGCTCTTAACTGGGTCTGTGTTTTTCTTGAAATCCTCAAAAGCCTTTGCGCTTGCTCGTTCGTATGTGTCCCAAGAAATAGAGCCTTCATTAACCAAGACGTTCAAATCTGCAATCGTCTGGTTATAGACTTCCATCGGAGTACGCATTTCCTCGGTGATCTTCTTACCTTGGTTCAAGCGATTTACTCGCTCTTGGTGCGCTTTCTTGGCTAATTCGTCAGCTTCACGGCTTGCGGCTTCAAGTTCACGATCTTGAGCAGCCAACTTTGCTTTTTCTTGGATGAGCTTTTCGTATTGAGCGATCTGAGGCTTTGTTACGCCTTCCATCCTAGAGAACTGAGCAACAGACAAGGCTTGTTCGCCAGCTGTCATCTTGTAAATCTCATCGTTTACATCTTGCAGCTTTTTGGCGACTTCCTCGGCGGCTTTTGCGACCTTTGGGTCGATTGGTTGAAGCGTGATTCTGTCTGGCGTAACGTTTTCAGGGTTAACAATGCCACGACCACCGCCAATGCGTGACATTTTTTCGACTTGCATAACATTTTGAAGTTCTTTGTTATAGAACCTCAACAATGGCAAAACTTTTTCACCAAACTTTGCTTGAATCTGTTGCCCAAGCCAAGTTAATGAATCATTGAATGTGGCGGCATTTTCTGCAAAGTCTGTGCTGATAGATGCGCCAAACTCTTTAATGCCAGCAGAACCTTTGCTTAGAAACTCGTTCAGATTCGCACCAGAACGACCAAACAAGGCCATTTGATATTGTGTCTTTACCGCGCCATCATCAACGCGAGAAAACGCATCTGCAACGTCAGAAAGAATCTCTGTCGTAGGGCGGATGTTGCCTTGTGCATCTTTTACGGATATGCCAAGGTTTGTAAATGCAGTTGCTTGCTCTTTGCTACCAGATGCAGCTTCAGCAATGGCTTTGTTAAGGCGAGTTAAAGAAGACGCAAATTCTTCTTGTGTTGTTCCAGCCAACATTGCCGTGTTTGACAAAGATGAAAGCGTTTCAACAGCGATGCCAGTTCGCTTTGAAAGTTCATCCATCTTGTCGGCAACGTCAATCAACCCTTTAGAGAGTTGAACGACTTGAATTGCAGCAAAGACAGCGCCCAAGCCACTAAGTGCAGAATTAAGGGCAGATGACGATTTGTTAATGTCGTCTAACCCGCCTTTTACAGACCTAAATGCAGCGCCCGTCTTGTCCGTTGCAACTATGTCAATTTTTAGGTCTTGCGTTGCCATCTTTGCTCCGTTCTCGCTGTATCTTCAGCCAGATTTGCCACTCATGTAACTCCTCAACGCTCATTTCCTCAATCTCGCTGAGTGTTTTATGTAACTTTTCAGCTAGATAAAACATGAACTGGCGTTCAGGAGTCTCAATTAGTTTTTTTCAAGTGCCTCAAAGTCAACACGCATGATCTCGCTTGAGATTTTTTCCAAGATGCGTGAATCAACAGCATTTCTCAGAGCGTGTTTGTCTTCGATTGTGAACAGCTTTTCGCCATTCTTATCGAGAGCCTTCATCACAACCAATTCGACCAAAGCATCAATCTCGCTTCCGCTAACTTTCGTCACGGCTTGGAGCTTTGCTTTGTCTTTCAGAGTGAACGGCTCAACATAGATAATGAGAGGCCCATCTTCATTGCCCCATTCCGCGACCTCAATGGTCTTGGTTTTCAGGGTTTTGAAGTGGGCTTTAGCGAGTTCAATCGCCTTCATTAGCTTGCGGTGCTAAGTGTCAAAGCGCCAGTGCCTTGCAAGGTCAAAGATGCTTCAACCATGCCATCGGTGGAGCCGTTGACAGTCAAACCAGTGACCAAAGCAGTACCAGTGAAATACTTGTCACCAGTTGTAGCGCCTTCTGGGTAGACATTGAATGTCACAGATGAGCCAACGGACAATGCAGTTTGACCAGCATCTGTCTCATCCCAGAACACATCCACAGAGCCAGAAAATGTTTTCAAGCCTGTTTTGTATGTGCGGAATGAATCGCCCATTGTGGTGTCTTCGATTGTGTCAGCAGTCTCGCTGATCGAATAGCTACGGATTTCGCCAACAGTATCGCTGCCGACTTTGATTGTGCCTTCTGAGCCTGTATGAGTTGCCATGATGTTTCCTTGGTGGAATTGAGCGCATTAAACAGCGCCACGGGTGAAATTATATGAAACTCTGACAGTTAAGAGAACACCACCAACGGGTGCAATCGAACCTTCGTCAGTTTCCACAGTGATAACTTGCGTGTCCAAAGCGTAACCGCCACGGGTGCGGTCTGCGTCTAAGGCTTCCTCAAGCGATTCAATGAGAGCGTTTCTATCTGTGTCAATGTTTACGCCTTTGATGTAGCCAATCAGCTTGTAGTCAATAGTGCCAATGCGCTTGATATTGCTACCGCCAATCGTCACATCTTCGCGGTTTTCCTCTGACGTTTGCACGATAACAGCAGGAAATTGAGCATTAGATAGCTTTGTGAAGTCAAAAGGTTCACGGGTGACAAGTTGAACGGCAGAAATTCCGTCAATGGTAGTCACCAGATTTGCTGCGATTGATTCACGTTTGCTCATTTGAAGTCTCTGATAAAGAACCTAGACAATGCTTCTTGCTCTTTGTTGTTGAATCCAAAGAACGGCCTACGCTCGTTGTTAAATGCAGCCTTTTTAGCTTCTGTTGCTCGACCGAAATAGATTCTTACAGCGTTTTGGTTCAATGCCCTTTGCTGGATGCTAGAAAGCATACTGCCAGAGACATTTAAGTTCACAACGCCTGAAGAATCACCGCCAAAGCCTCGCCGTGTTGGTGTCGCCTTCCATCCTGCTGCTTTAGCCTTTCGGTAAGCTGGAGAATATGGGGCAAACCTGCCAGCATAGCCAATGCCTTTTTCTGTTCGGTCTAGGATTATCTGCGTTCCGAACTGCGCCGTTTTCATCAACGACTTTTCAACGATAACAGCGATCTCAGCCTTGCTTTTGTTAAGGCTTTTCATCACCTCATCAACATTAAGACTGAGATCAACGTTCATCGTACTAATCGACCATGAAAAACAGGTGCTTTTTCAGATTCAGAAACAGTATTGTCATCATTGAAGTCGTATTCAACGCCATCATGCAGGACTGACGAAAATTCTTCCTCATATCGCGTTTTATAAAACGTAATCATGTTTTGGAATCTATCGCCATCGACCCAGTTTGTCAGCTTCGGCAATGCGTGTTTCCACAAGACTAGATAGGCAGAAGCCTTAGTCCATTGCGAACTAGTCAACAAGGTCGCATCCATTTCGACTGACAATTGCAGTTTTGGATACCACTTGTAACGCAACTCACGCTCAATCTCGGCTTGTGCCAAGGCGTGTTCAGCGGAAAAAGAGGAAATCCCAAACGTCAGAATATCAGGGATGATTGCTGTCAGGTCTGAATCTGCACTAAACGCCATGATGAATCCTTGGTTAAAGAAAACCCCACCTCGGATGAGGCAGGGTTAGTCTTCAATTACAGGCCAGCGTCAAAGTACATTTCCACGCCGTAACCATCATCCAACTCAGCCACGCCATAAGTGGCAGTAGCGTTGAGTTCCCATGCGCGGTTAGATGCGTCACGTTGTGGCTCGATTGTGAAGTCCTTCTTCATTGCCAAGGCAATAGCTTCAGGAGCGAACACAGCGCCTTTGGTGTCGCCAGAGCCATCAATGGTCAGGTTGGCAGATTCGTAAATGTCGATGCCAGCGATAGTGCCGACATAGCCAGTACGCATTGCTTCGTTTTGCAAGTCGCCACCATTGGGGTTTGCAAAAGTGTTGGTCAAGTTTGCTTTCAATGGGTAGATTTGATATGGGTGGAACACGCCAGCCAAACGACCACGCACCTTGTTAGCGCGCAAAGTAGCAGCAGCTTGGAACAAGTAAGCAACAGTCAATTCGGTGGTTGTAGAACCCAAAGAAGTGCTGAAACCATCAAACAAAGCGATGATGTCTTTGTCCATCTTGGTGGCGATAGCGTTACCCAACACAACGCCCAATTCTTGAGCAGGATTGCCAGCGCCGTTTGCAGCCAAGTCTGTCAACAGAACTTGAGCGCCAACTTCGGCAACAGTCACAGAAACGCTAGATGTTGACACAGCGGTGCTGGTCATGTCTGTGCCTTCTGTCAAGCCAGCAGCGGTGATGGCAGGGTACTTAGGAACTTGAATCGAGTTGCCTTTTTGGTTGCCAATGTCATAGATAGTGACCAAGCCGCGCAACAAAGATTGTTCTTCAGCGGTGAAACGAGCTTGTGCAACGATGTTTACAAACAGATCGTCAAGGGTGGATGTGGTGGTAGCAGCCATTTGAAATACTCCAAAAAGAAAAAATGAAAGTGTATTTTATTTGCGCTTTTTACTTGCGGCAAAGGCTTCTTTTCCGCCATTGTCCCAGTTTTCAAGCATTGCAGCCACAGACATAGGTTTCTGTGTGGAACCACCAGCGCTGCCTCGACTGCCTGAGCCACCAGAAGTAGCTCGGACAAAATGAGGGTTTGCCGTTAAAAATTCGCTCATTAACTCGTTTACCGAGAATAACTCGCCTTTGTCATTGTAGCGCACAGCGCCTGTCTTATCAACAACCTCAACGTTTCCGTCTTCGCCAAGGCGAATATTGGTTCGCAGAAGTGCTGAAACTTGTTCAGGCGATACCGCATTGAGTGAAGATGCTGCGTTCAATAACGAGCCTTCAACTTGAATTTGGTGTAATTTTGCAGTCAGCGATTGAATCTGAGTGTCTTTCTTTTCGACAGTCGTTTTCAAGACCTTTTCAAAGTCACCACGTTGTTTAGCGACTTCAAGTTCAGCGAGTTGCTTTTCCTCTAGTGCTTTACGGGCGGCTTCTAGGTCGATGCCATCTGTCTGCTTTTCAAAACGCTTGCGTTCACGGGCTAAACGCTGTTCAAGGATGCGGTCTACTTCCTCTTGCGTAAAAACCTTTGATTGGTCTTGGTTTTGATTTTGGCTTTGGTCTTCTTGTTGACCATCCATGATTTGATCGCTCATGTTGCGTACCTCTTTCGAGTAGTTAAGAAAATGTTATTTGGATTTCTTCTTTTGTGTAGAAGGAACCCAACCAGTTTTTCGTAGTGTGCCATAGACATAAGCATCGGCGCGTTCTTCGCTCAAATGCTTTTTCTTTGCCTCTTTTTTAAGCTCTGATTCTAGCTTCATCAATGATTTTTTCATGTCAAAACTCCATTTTCAACGTCTTTTTCAACATAAGGAATATTGTCTTCAATAGCTTGAAGAATCTTATCAATCAACTCGTCTGAATCTCTAAAGTTAACACCTGTGATTATTGGCTCAACGCCAAACAACTCAACGTGCATCCTAACGATTTCTGAATATTTTAATGGCTTCATTTTGAAAACTCCATGAGAATCTCATCAAATCTCTGAGCAAGGTTTGGAACCCATTTCTTTACATCATCCCAATGAGTTGTAGACCTCAATTCCCAAAGATTTGCAAATATCTCTCTTTGGACTTGTCCATAGTCCTTGAAGTAGCTTTTACCATGACCATAAACGCCATGAGCATTTGCCATTCCGCCTTTTGAAAGTGCATCAAATATGTCAGAAATGCCTTCTTGCCCGTTTATTTTTGGCACAGTTTTTTGATAGATTCTTGTGCTGTTTCCAACTGTCTTTGTGATAATTTTTTGTTCATAAAAATCATCTAGCAATGGCTTTGATGCTGTCGCAAATGATTTTGTAAATCCTAGATTCTTCTTATCTTTTGCAATAGCCTTGTTGAAGCCTTCATCAATGACAGACAAAGATGCGTTGCCAAGCTCATTTCCTTTTCTTAAAGCAAACAAGTGTTGGTCAACGTGATGCCCAAATTCATGCCTGATTGTTGAATCATCATTCAATGGAGAAGCAAGTAGCTTTTCAGAAGCTCTGTAATATCCACCGCCTTCAAGTGTCTTGAATTCGTTAATGCTGTCAACCTTTTTGGCGATCTGCACTTGTTCTGGCGTCATCGTATTGACAACATTTTCAAACTTCTTGACAGCGGCAGAATCACCAATAATTTGCTTAGATGCAACAAATTTTTCTGTTTTAGGCTCTTTGCTTATCTCTTGTGGCTGTTCCAAATAATATGGTCGCCAGTGATGGCGGCAGTTATACCCACCACGAACAATGAAC